TATATCCATATAATTCAAAATATGCAGGAGTTGTTGAGTATGAATTGGATGAATTATTTGAATTTATAGTAATATTTTTTCCTTTATAGAAATTAATAACTTCGTCTAAATTAGGTAAAGGGTTTTTATCTATAATTTTAGCTGTGTTAGTTGTTTCATCAATAAAGACATCTAAATCATTTACACCACCTAAAGCAGTATTTACACCTTGTAATAAACCTTGTAAGAAATCAATTAATAATACAGTATTTTTATCGTCCTTTAATTCATCTATTTTATTTAGAATAAAAGTAAAATTTAAATATATGTTCATTAAATCACCGTAATCTGTATTTGGAATTGCTTGTTTTAGGTCTTGAAATATAAAAGAATCACAACCTGGAGCGTATAAATATGTTTTAGGTTGTTCATTTTCTATATTAAGAACTAATGATTTATTAACAACACAAATTCTAGGATCTACACTAATTTGAAGAGGATTTACATACATAATATTAGTACCAACTTCATAATCAAATTTTAAACCAGGGATTGAATTAGCAACGTCATTTTGAGATACTTGAACCATAACTACCTTTTCTATAAATTTAAGAAAAGTTCCTAATCTTACATAGTATTCTGTTCCGTAATTATCCCAATCTATTGACACAGCATCACGATTTCCTTTATCAAATAAAGAGGTTTTAACATTTGGTAAATCTGGAGTGTCGTTAAAGAATTTAATTTCTCCGGTTGTAAGATCTGGGTCAAGAGCTCCATATGTTGATACTTGAACAATAGTACTTGCTATTGAACCAGCTGTATTTACAGTTTGAGTAATAGCTTTATTGATAGTTTGTTTAGAGTCATTTATTTTTTTAATTATCTCTCTTTGACTATTTATATCATTAGGATTAATATCAGGAATAGAAACATACCATGACTTTGCTTGTAATGCTGATGGAGTTGTAACTTGAATTCTTTTTCCTAAACTGGTATTATTCCCCAATGTTTTCATAATATCCACTGCTTGTTCTTGAGCTATATCTTCTATGAAATCAGGAATATAATCTGACTTTAACGCTATTTCATTGTTAACATCTGCCAGTTGGAATTTTAAGAAGTATAAAAAACTACCTATAGTATGTTTAGAAGAATATAAATCAATAATTTCGTTTGTAGATAAATCTGAAGTGTTTTCTCCTTCTTTTTGGTCTTTTATGCTGGTGTATTTTCCTGCTTCTAATAAAACATTTACCTTTAAACTTTCAATAATATCTCCAATACTTGATAAATTAACAGTTATATCATAACTTCCATCAGGCATAAATGACCAGTGAAAGTTAGTAACTTTAGCAAACATAGCATCATAATTACCAGATGTTGCTAGTCTTTGATCATGTATTCTTTTAAGTATTTCATCGTATGAACCAGCTCCGTTTAAAAATATAAAATCTAAACTATTATTTTCATTTTTTTGAAATTCTCCATCTTTATCAAAATACATTGTGTTTCCCCATTCTAAAAGAACAGAAAAACCTAAACGTAAATATAAAATGTCAATAATTTCAAATTGTTCCTTATTAAATGCTTTTATTTTAACTTCAGCTCTTCTTAGTGAGCCTCTATTTTCATGATTAACAGAAATGCTAGTAATACCCATCATTGGTCGTAAACCAAATTCTGTTCCTCCGATACCATATGCTCCATTAGGATCTATTCCGCTTCTTTGATTATTAGTTGAACCATTTCCTCCTTCAGCTGCTCCTATATATTCACTTGTTCCATTAAATAAAACAAATTTTCTGGCTAATTTTTCTCCTCCTAAACCTTCTTGTGCAAGTTGTTTTATAGTTTGACTATTAACTAACTCAGGATTTTTTATGTCAACAGAAGATAATAATTTACACCAAGAAGTATTTGCATTTAAAAATGTTATATCTTCGGGGGTTCGTGGTATACCTTGGGCATAACCTGAGCCATATGCTTTTTGTCTTCTTTCTACCTGTTTTGTAATTTCATCAGGAAATCCTTCACCAAAAATATTCATTTTATAGACTGTTTAAAATTTTAAAACTATTTAAAACACTAGCATAATTTGCAGGTATTCGTATTTGTAATCCCTCAGGAATGATAAGTGAATCTTGAGGTAAATCTGAGGGTAATGATGTACCAGCTACCGCTGTATTAGCAATAGATATAATCCACCACAATGATTGATCACCATAATATTGATTTGCTAACACATCAAACCTGTCACCTTGTGTTGTGTAAACATAAATGTCATTATCTGAAAGAGGAACTTCCGGGTAGCGGGTTGTTTGGTAAATAGGTTTACTATTTGCTCTTATAATTCGTATAGGTTGATATCTATTCATTTATCGTGTAAATATTTCTCCATAGTTATTACCAGATCCATTAGCTAGAGCTATATATCTTTCAGGACCATATGGATCAGTTGATAAGTTTCCTTCTTTATCAAAGTCTAATTGTTGTAATCTTGGAACAAAAGTATGAATTGGAATAAAATTAAATCCTGTCACTTTAATAACATGAGGTAATTCTTTAACTGACGAATCATAACCACCTTCATCATTTATTCCTATTTCCCAAGTAGCAGTATCATCATTCATTTCATAGCTTAAACCAGTTATAATACCTGGTTGTTCGTAAAAATATCCTCCAATAGTTAATGTTACAATGTTTCCTCTCATATATCCGGATGTACTATAATCAGGTGCACAAACTGATGCTAAGTAATTTAATTTCTTATACATTGGTATTAATTCAACTTTTGATTGAGCTGCTACTGTCCAAGATAATGAAACTTTTCTGTTAAATCCACCGTAAGTGTAAAACTTTTCACCTCTTCCTATATATTGTGTTGAATTCCAATCTGCATCATATTGATCAGAGATACTGTTTAAAAATGCTCTAAAGTGGATGTAATTTTTAGGTATATTAGAATCTCCTGTTAAATCATAAACTCCTATTCTAAATTTAACTAAATCATTTACATCTTTTTCAGTAGTTTTAGCGGCTGTTTCACTTTGATAAATTGGTAAAGCATTTATTTTATCAAATGAATTTTCACTTGCTGCTCCAAAATATTTTCCTCCTGATCCTGAAGCGTATGATATTAAATTTTTATTACTAGCATTTCCTGGATCACCTAAATTTACTCTTTGTTCTAATGTTTTATTATCTACTGGGTTATATGATGGAGCGTCCGACATTAATGTAGTTACACCATTTGCATTATCTTGTATGGTTTGAATTAAAGTACGTCTAAAATCTATTTGATGTAAAGCAGGAATATAACTTTTAACACTTCTATAATTATTTAAATCATAACCATCACTTGCAACATCCACCTGTGACAATGCATTGTTTCCTGTTAATGATTGTGGTTCTAATGATTGTTGAAGAATAGGACTTGATTGTATAGTTTTTATTGTAGCTGTATTAAGAGCTCTAATTGAGTATGTTAAATAATTTACAGTAGGATCATTGATTACCTTTATATAATTTTTAACAGTTGGATTGGTTAATTTTATTTGAGTAGATCCTATTCCTAAAATAGATCCAGGACCACCCTTATATGATAAAAGAGATTGAGGATTATAACTTATATCATCTTTTAAAAATCTAGGATCTGAAATATTATTAGATGGAGTTAGCATTTTAGCTCCGAATAAATTTACCAATCTATTTTTACTTGTATTTTTAATAGAAAATACATCTCCTAATTCAGGATTTACAATATCATCATATGTTTTTAATGAACCCAGTCCATCAAATGGATTTAGTCCTTGCTTGTTAACATGTAGTCCAAATGCTACTCCACCTGCTTCAATTAATGTACTTATAGGAGTGTACACTCCTTCATTTAATAAAAATCCACTTGCTTGAGTACGAACTGCTGTTCTAGACAGTAAGTTTTGTTTTGCGACAAATAAGAGACCACTAGGATTTCTTACATCAGTAAAGTATTTTCCTAAACGTACAACGTCTGTAAGAGAGTCAGGAACTGCTCTACTGCCTCCTCTTAATAAAAAGTCAGTGTCAAGGACTCCCAAACTTCCTGGATTTTCAGGAATTGGAGTTTGGATGTAGGGTTGTCCACTATTTCCACCATAAATTCTATCATTCCCAAATCTAAGAGATTTGAGATTAGTTTGGAGATTTATAAGTCCCATTATCCGGGTAGATTATCAGCGTATTTTAAAGGTGTTGATCCGTTTAAGTCTAACTGAGATGGTTGAGGTAAAATGTTGTTTACTCCATCATTGTATGCCTGGAATGCAGTGTTTACATCACCAAAATTTGCTCCGTTAATTGAGTAACTTGGTTGGTTACCGTCAACGTGTAATTTTGACAATGAAGTTGCACCTGGGTTGGTGATTGGTGTGGTTCCGTTATTGTATGAATAAGGTGTACCGGTTGTTGTTAATTTGTCTAAAAGTCCCATTTTATGTTTTTGTTATAAATATTATTAATTATTGAGTTTTATAAGTATTCATAGCAACTGAGGTACCGAATTTAGTACCATTCATACTATTTTCTACTACAGTTGGTTTAGAGTTTGACTTAGCTTGTTCTTGACGTAATGCTTTCATTTCGTTAAGAAGTGGTGAAAGATCTTGACCTCCACCTCCACTTGCAGCAGGTGTCTTTTTATTTAAATCAGTACCTGCTATAACAGAATCATTTGGATCTAATTTATATGTACCTTTAGCTCCAGATACCATTAATCCACCGTCAGGAGATATCATACCATCTTTAATACTTTGACTCTTAATATATCCAACTGCTCCGGCTATGGCTCCTATTGCTAATGCAGGACCTACTACCGGAAGTCCACCTAATGCTGTCCAAGATTTACTAATTGCTGTCATTATGGCAACAGCTTGTGTTTTTAACCACATAGCATTCATAATTGCTAATACAGGTAAAAGTACAGGTGCTAATGTTTTAAATCCAGATATTATGTATCCTAATGTAGTTGATATTGCTGTTAAAATTGGAGCTAGTATATCCACAATAGGAGAAATTATAGCCATTACTGGTTCGGCTATTGATACAAATGCTTCTTTTAATTTTTCAACGGTTTGAAGTAATCTTTCTTGAACCGATTGCTGTTGAAATTGAGTTGCTAAAGCATCATCTCCTAACATTTGATTAGCTTTTTCAACACCATATTTTTTTACAGCGGCATTGTATGCGTCTTGAGATGATTGACCTTCTTTAGCTCCTAATTTAGCAGCTGCTTCTCTATCCATTAATGATTTAGCTAAATCATCTCTACTTATACCAACAGCTTTTGCTAAAGCTTCTTGTTGAATACGATTCATTTTAGTAAATTCAGCTGTGCCTCCTACTTGTTTTAAAATTTCTGCTGATGCACCGGCTATATCCCCATTTAAGGCTAATAATCTAGCCTTATCCATATTCAACTCTTTACCAGTAATAAGTTCAGCTGAAATTTGGTTATTAATTGATGATTCAAAGTCTAATAAACTAGATGAAATCTGATCTGCTTGTTGTAAATTAATACCAAATTGTCTTGCTTTAAACGCTGCTTCAGCTATTTTTTCTGATGTTCCTCCAACTGATAGTTTGATTGCGTCGGAAACATTGGCTATGTCTTTAAATAATTGTTTAGCGTTTATTGCTAATTTATTTTGCGCGTTTAATTTGGCAACTGTGCCTAAAAATGTTTTAGAATTTTTTTCTAAAGAACCGCCTGTAGATAGAGTAAGTCTTTGCATTGATACTAACTCTTCATTAGTATAACCTGCTTGTTCTCTTAATTTGGTAAATGTAATTAAATCTTCTTTATTTAGTCGAGCATTAGAACCTAATGATTGACCTACAGCCACCATTGATTCTTGTAAACCTTTAGTATTTACAGCTACATCATTTGAAGAATTAGCTATATCTGTTAGTTCTGATCTTAAATTGCCAGCAGCGGAATAACTTAAATTAAAACTTTTAGCTAACTCCCCAGTAGCTTTATCTGCTCCTACAAGTGCATCACCTATTTGGGTTATAACAAATAAAGCTATGTTTGCTGGATTTGTAAGGGATGCTACGACTTGTCCTTTTAAATTTCCTAAACCTGCTTTTAATCCTTTTAGTCCACTTCCAGTTTTTTCAGTTTCTTCTCTGGCTGCTTGTAATGCATCTTTAGTATCAACTAAATCACCTAATATAGGAATCTTTCCTATACCTTTTAAAACTCCTGCAAAGACACCTAAATCTTTATCAGTTTGTTTCATGGCTGCTTCAATTCCTTCGGCTTGTTCTTTTTGTTTTTTAAGGGGTTCTATAGCACCAAATGCTAATTCATTAAATGATTTTTGAAGTTCGTTTATTGCTTTTTCTTTTTCTATTCTTTCGGTAGTTCCTAAACTAACATCTTCATTTAATTGTTTTTGAAGTTGTTCTATTCTACTACTTAAAACAATCTGTGTAGCTACTTTTTTATTAATTTGTTCTTGAATATCTTTCGAACTAATTGATTTTTCATTTAGCTTGACTTGATTTTTTATTTGATCCTCAGTAGTTTTACTAAGTGATTTGACAGACCTATTTATATCTCTATAAACTAAATCAAAAGATCTTGCTTCAGAAGTACTGTCTTTAATTTCGTCAACTATATCACTTAATCTATTACCTAAACTTCGAAAACCTTCTTCCAGAGCTCCAGTAATACCTTTAATATCTTCTAGTGCCTTTTTTGCTTCTTCTGCTTTTTTTGCTGGATCGTCTGCCATTCTATAAAATGTTTATTTGTTATAAATATTAATTATTTATACTTTGTTTGAGATTTAGTTTTGGCTCCGGGAGTAATTTTTTGAGGTACACTACTCCAATTTTCACGATGAATTTGACCCGATGGGTCTATGAGAGTAGATTTGTTAGAACCTCCACTAGAAGCATTTTCACTTGCTTCATTTTCTTTTTGATAGAATTCGTTGATTTTATTGAAGGTAAAAAGACGCAGCCAGCGAGGCATGTTATAAATGGTGTTCCAATCATATCCACCCTTACCATGAAACACTATTTCATGGATTTGGGTAAATAAATTAGCTCTTACAATGGCTGCAGTATTAGAAGTCAGGCCAAAAAAACTTAATCCCAACTGGAATATCGATTCTGTTAGAGCTCCCTTCGGGAAAAAAAGTCAGATCTACGTCTGGTTGAGTTTCTTTAATGTGTTTTCTTAACTCTCTCGAGTCTCGAGCTAACAAGTGTTTGTCAACAAACTCTCGAATTGATTTTGCTTCTCGTTCTCCATTTACTGATGTAATCATGTACTTGAGTCGAGTTGAAAGTTCAGGAGAAGCGTTTTTATTTATTTTTTTAAGACCGTCTAATTCTGCTTGTATCTTTTGTTCATCACCATGAGTTAATATTTTATAAGTGATGTTTACGCCAGTAGATGGCAAAGTATAGTCAAATTCATTAACGCCTTTATTTTTTAATTCAAATGGTTTATTATCAATTGTTGATAAGTCTACGTTATATTCTGTTCCATTATAATCAAATGTATAATCTTTACCGTACCCTAAAATTCTCGCCGCAACCATAATCGCATTTTTATCTCCTACAATTAAGTCACTGTAATTGATTTTAGACACAATCAATGTTTGTAACAGCTTGTCTAATACTGTGCCATTTTGAATGTAAGATTGGTTAGTTAAAATGTCTTCTTCTTTAGCAGTCATATACTTCATTGTAATCTTTCCGCTTGATAAAGGATTTTCTGTTGAGTAGACTAAGCCTTTTGAAGGTAATTCGATTTCTTCCGTTGGGAAGTCATATATTGTATTTTCCATAGATTTTATTAATGTAACTTATTGTTCGAGTATATATATACGAAAAAAAAAGAAACTCACCAAGTTTAAGTGAGTTTTCTTTATATTTATTTTTGTTAAATTAGAAGTTCAAGATACAATAATCCATTCCTAAGTTAACTGACAATTCTTGTGCTGCGTTTTCATCATCCCAACTGTAGTCGCCAAATTTTGCAGATTTAATAAATGCACCTTTGATAATCCATTCTGACACGATGTCACCAACTGGTCCTAAAACGTTGATTGTTACGTCTTTCTTGTAAAAGTCGGAGTAACCATCTCTACCTGTAACAGATTCGTGATGTAAACGTACCCATTCCATTACTGACTGAGCGCCTGATGGTGTGATAGGGTCAAACAATGTCATTTCGATGTCATCCCACTGTGCTTTACCTTTAATTTTGCGGTACACGTTAATGTGGTTTAATTTAATTTCGTCCATTGTTACTCCTACAGCACCAATTTTTTTAATTGTGTATGAAGGAATTCCGTCAACATACATGATAAAGCGATTCTTTACTTTTGGTTCGAATGCTGTGAAAAATATTTCGTTTGGATCTAATATTGCCATTGTGTTTTGTTTTGTTATAAATATTATGTTTTTAAAAAATCTCCCCTTCTTTTGGAAGGGAAGATGTATTTTTTATTATGCTGGGAATGTTGCTCCAGTTGGTGTAACGTTGAAATCTAAGTAAATGAATTCTGCTGTTTTAGTTGGTTGTAAATAAATTTGACCTACTAACTCATTTCTATCAATTACATCAGGAGTGTTGTTTGAATCATCCATTATTACCTTATAAGCATACAATCCTTGTCTTTGTTGAACACTTGTTAAATATGGATTCACTTGACTTAAAAATTGATTTCTTGTAGCAATTGTGTTTTGTTCAAACACTAAGTTATTTGCTACTTGAGAAATGTATGATTTTAAAGCAATTAACAATCTTCTAACATTTACTCTGTCTAAAGCACTAGCTCTAGTTTGTAATGTTTTCTGACCATATACTACAACACCTGTTCCAGGGAATGTAGCAATTGGATTTACTTTTCCTGTGTATAAAGTGTCTCTATTTGCTTGAGATAATTTTTGTTCTACTCTAACTACTTGAGACAATCCACCTCTGTTGATACCTGCTGGTGCAAACCAAGGTTCAGATACTGAGTCGTTGTAAGCGTAAACACCTGCAATTACTGTTGATGCTGGCACCCAAACTAAGTTTCCTGTTTCAGGATCTATAACTTGACACCATGGCCAATATTCTGCAGCATATGAAGTATTTCTTGATGCCGCTTGAGACACAACTGTTGACACGTTTGAATTGTATTTTACTGGATCTAATATAAAAATATTGTCTCCTCTGTTTTGAGTATTTGCTATAATTGAAGATATTTGTGAAGAATAAGAAGCATCCTCATACAAACCAGGAGTTAACAATATATTAAATTGATAGTCATCTTTATTT